TACATGGCGAACAAACTCGCGCTCGGCCTGGTCATTGGCGGGGCGGTCAGCTCTACCGTGGGTTCCGCGTTCAAGGATGTCACCAGTCGCATCAAGCGCCTGGAGGCCGAAGGCAAAAAAGCCCGGGTGCTGGAAAAGACCATTGGCGACACCATGCGGTTGCGCGATGAATGGCGCAAGGCACACATGGCGGGCGAGAAGGGCGCCGGCGCGCTGCTGAAACAGCTGGAAAGCAATCTCAGCAGCCTGAAGAAGCAAGGCGTTGAAGTCCGCAATCTGGCCAAGGCTTACAGCACCATGGGGCAGGCGGCCGCCAAAGCCGAGCTGAAAGCCAAAGGTCACCATCAGCTCGATGAGGGCAAGCAGCGGCTGAGAAGCAGTGTCGGCCAAGCGGTCGCCGGCACGGCCGCGCTGGCGCTCCCGGCGAAGATCAGTGCGGACTATGGCGCGATCATTCGTGACATTGCGATCAAGTCGAACATTGCCAACAAGCCTGAAGAAGCGAAGCTGTCCCAGACGGTGATCGACACGTCTCGCGACACCGGCATGGCGCGCAATCAGGTGGCCGAGGTGGTCAATGCGCTGGTGGGGGCTGGCATGGAGCTGGACAAGGCCCTGCAATATGCCCCGACGGCGGCCAAGTTCGCCGTGGGCCAAGGCTCGGATGGCGGCGAAACGGCGCGCATGATCAACGCCCTGGGGCAGAACGCCAAAATCATCGATCCGGCCATGATGCAAAAGGCGCTGGAGGCGATCGCCTACCAAGGTCAGGCGGGCAGCTTCGAGGCGGCCGACATGGCGCGCTGGTTTCCTGAGTTGCTGGCAGGCATGGGCAAGCTGGGCATCACCGGGATGGATTCGGTCACGCAACTGGGCGCGATGCTTCAGGTGCAAATGAAGACCGCCGGCGGCTCGGACGAGGCGGCGAACAACCTCAAGAACTGGATGGAAAAGATCGGTTCGGGTGACACGGTCGAGGCCTACAAAAAGGCCGGGATCGATTATCAGGGCTCGATGAACACCGGCCTGCAGAATGGCAAGTCCACGCTGGAATCCAGCTTTGAGCTGGCCCAGAAGTACATCGCGGCGACCGATCCGAAGAAGGCCGCCGCCATGGCGGAAGCCACGGCCAAGATCAGCAAAGAGACCGATCCGGAAAAAGCCAAGGCCATGATTTCCTCCCTGGAGCAAGCCTTGCGCACCGGCGATCTGTTTGCCGACATGCAGGTTAAGGGCGCCTTGACCGCGTACATGCAGAACAAGGATCTGTATGCGAAGTTGAAAAGCGAATCGGCCAGCGCCACGGGGATTCTGGACAAGAACCTTGAGGAACGCCGGCAGTCGTCCGCGCAGAAGCAGGCGGAAATGGTCCAGGGTATCGACGACGCCATGCGTGGCATCGGCGATGCCTTTCGGCCGGTGACTGACGCAGTGGTCGACGGCGTGACCTCTGTCACGCAAGGCCTCGCCAAACTGTCCGATGAGTCGCCCCGGCTGGTGACCGGCATCGGTGCGGCTGTCGCAGCCGTGATCGGCTTTCAGACCGCCATGAGCAGCTTCAAGATTGCCAAGGGCCTGATGAATCTCGGGCGCGGCTCGTTGATGGGCAATCCCAACATCCCGCAAAAGGTGATCGTCACCAACATGCCGGCCGGTGGTACCGGCGGGCTGGATGGCGGCGACCTCGACGCCGGTGGCGAAGGCAAAAAGGGCAAAAAAGGCAGGGCGGGTGGCAAGGGCGGCGGCGTGCGAGGTGGAGGTGGTGTCGGTGCTGTAGTCAAAGGTGCGGCGGTATTCGCGGTCGCTGAGGCCGGTTACAAGGCCTATGACACCTATCAGAACGCCGAGACGCGGGATGAGAAAGCTGAGGGCTACGGCGCGGCGGCGGGCGGTTTGGCGGGCACGCTGACCGGTGCCGCCGCTGGGGCGGCGATCGGTACGGCGGTGTTGCCGGTGATTGGCACCTTTGTCGGCGGTTTGATTGGGGGGTATCTCGGCAGCCAGGGCGGTGACGCGCTGGGTGGGGCCATCGGCAAGTCGATGTTTGGCACGCCCGACGAGCTGAAGCGGATGCCGGCCCCCGGTCCGCTGATGATGAGCAATGCCGGCAAGGACATTCCGCCAGTGATGGGAGGCATTGCCAAGTCGTTCGCGGCGCCAGTGGCCGGATCGCTGGTGATGGCCCGTGGTGGTGCGCCGGTGCTGCCGGCCGCCGCTGTGCCCACACGCGCTGCCACTGCTGCCGAGACGCAGCCCGGTGATGCCGCGCGCTCGATGATGTTGCCGCCGGCCAGCGCCGATGCCGGGGCGGGGCCGCTGGCCAAGGTCCTGGCGCCGGCCGTGAAGCCGGAGCCCGCCAAGATCGAATCCAAGGTGGACATTCAGGCGCCGTTTTCTCTGGTGGTCAACGGTGACGTCAAGGACGCGGCGCAGCTGTACGGTCAGCTCAAGCCGTTGCTCGATCAGCACTATCGCGACATGGCCAAGCAAATGGGGAGCGCTCAGCTCTTTGACGCGCCGCACGTTTAATCAGGAGGGCTCATGGAAGCATTGGGGCAATTACAGTCGGGGCTGAAGTATCTGGCCTCGGCCGGGGAAACTGGCCGGCGCAGTCTGGACGGCATGCTGGGCCCGGTGAACGGCGCGATCGGGGAAATCACCGGCGCGGCGTCCGAGCTGGAGGGGCTGCCCTTTGTCGGCCCCGCAATGGGGGCCAAGCTGCAGCGCGTCATGCGCGGGGTGAATGCGGCTCAGGCCAAGGTCGGGCAGGTGGTGGCCACCTACAACACGGCCACCCGGGCGCTGTCGCAGATTGACGAGCGCATGGGGGTGCTGAAGGAACAGGCGGGCAAGGCGGCGACGGCGATCAACAAGATCGCCGGCAAGGCCAGTCCGGCGCTGGCCAATATCGTGCCCACCGGGGCCTTTGCCACGGATTCGACGCCGGCACCGGAGGCGGTGAAGCCGTTCCCGCACTTGCTGATCATCCAGCCCAAAGACCCCAAGGCGCAGCCGTATTTCTTCAACCTCGACACGGCGGCCTTTGACGAGCTGCGACGCTCGACTGAATTCCGCTGGGCTTCCCAGGAGCGCCTGTCGCGCCGGCCGGCGCAGCAAGCCGTGGGCATGGGCGACGAAAAGATCACGCTCAAGGGGGCGATCTTTCCGGGGTTCAAGGGCGGCCTGAAGCAGCTCGACACGTTGCGCGCGATCGGTGCCAGGCTTGAACCGTTGAGTCTGGTGACGGGCTATGGCGACGTGCTGGGGAACTGGTGCCTCAAGAGCATTGAAGAAGAACAGAGCGCGCTGATGCAGGGCGGTATCCCGCGCAAACAAGGGTTCACGCTGGAGTTTGTACGCTATGGCGACGACATGCAGAACGTCTGACGGGGATCTGTTGGACACCATCTGTCACAACTACTACGGCCATCTGGTCGGCAGTGTCGAGGCGGTGCTGGATGCCAATCAGGGCTTGGCTGACGAGCCTCAACCCTATCGCGCCGGGGTAGTCTTCACCCTGCCGGATCTGCTGGCCTCCGCTACGGAGCAGGTAACGCTATGGGATTGATGGTCTACACTGATGTCGTTCATTTCTTCAAGCTCCTTACTTTCTTGCCCGCCTTGTGCGGGTATTTTTTTGGAAAAAATTCATGACGCCCATCTTTCGTATCGTGGCGGATGGTGCCGATATCACGAGCCTGATCAACGATCGGCTGTTGCAGCTCAGCACCACGGACAAGCCCGGCATGGAGTCGGACGAGTTCGAACTGCGCATCGATGACCGCGACGGGCTGGTGACACTGCCCCGTAAGGGCATCGGCATCGAGATCTACCTGGGCTATGCCGAGACGAGCCTGGCGCGCTTGGGCCGCTATGTGGTGGACGAGGTCACGGTATCCGGTCCGCCGGAGGTGATCGTGATCAAGGGCAAGGCCAGCGACATGCGCGGCAGCGGTAAGACCATCCGCAGCGGTAGCTGGGAGAATGTGCCGCTGTCCAAGATCGTCAGCGATGTCGCCACGCGTAACGGCTGGCAACCGGTGTGCCCGGTCACGACGAAGGTCGCCCGGGCCGACCAGCTCAGCGAATCCGACTTTAACTTCATCACGCGCTTGGCCAAGCAATACGACTGTACCGCCAAGGTGGGCGACGGGAAGCTGTTGGTGATGCCCCGTCAAGGTGGCCAGACGGCCAGCGGCAAGGCGTTTGGGGCCGTCACCCTGACCCGCAGTGACGTCAGTCGCTGGCAGTTTCGCTTTGGCGATCGCAGTGCGCATAAGGCGGTGGCCACCAAGCACCAGGACAAGAAGACCGGCAAGCTCGCGGTCGTCTCCCTGGACAATGATGACGTGCCAGACGGCCTGCCAGCGGTGCATACCGATCGGCACATTCACCCGAACAAGACCGCCGCGGAATCGGCGGCCAAGGCGCGCTTGGCGGCGTTCAACCGCTCGAGCGCAGATGTTCGCTTTGAAATGCCCGGGCGCACGGACCTGTTTGCCGAACGGTCCATCAACGCCCAGGGTTTCAAGGTCGGGCTCGATGGCGAATACCTGATTGATTCGGTCGAGCAGGTTTATACCCAAGCCGGTTGGTCGACCACCGTTGAATGCAACGGCGGCAAGAACGGTAAGGCTAAGGCCAAGGGCAGGAAAAAGAAGAAGGAGGCGAAGCCGGTCAAAGTCGTGTCCCTGAAGTAACGCGAAAACGAATCCATAGCCGCCGAGTGCGGTTTTTTTATGCCTGGAGTTTGTATGTCCTTAACCGAGCAACAGCTGCAACGCATCATGCCGAACGCCCGCCGCCAAGCGGGCGTTTTTGTATCCGCCCTAAACACCGCCATGGCCCACCGGCAAATCAACACACCGAAGCGTCAGGCCGCATTCCTGGCCCAGGTCGGTCACGAGTCCGGCCAACTGCAGTACGTCCGCGAACTGGGCGGCGACCAGTATCTGAGCAAGTACGACACCGGCAGTCTGGCCGCGAAGCTGGGCAATACACCAGAGCCGGACGGTGATGGTCAGCGCTATCGCGGTCGTGGCCTGATCCAGATTACCGGCCGCAACAACTACCTGCGCTGCAGCCTGGCATTGTTCGGCGACGAGCGATTGCTGCGCACCCCGGAGTTGCTCGAGCTGCCGCAATGGGCTGCCGAGTCGGCCGCTTGGTTCTGGTGGGTACGCGAACTAAACGCCTTGGCGGATCGGGATGAGTTCGAGGCGATCACCCGAAAGATCAACGGCGGCCTTAATGGCCTAGCGGATCGGCTGCAATTGTGGGAGCGGGCGAGGGCGGTGCTATGCGTCTCATCGACCTGATCCCGGCACCGTATAAGCTGCTGGCCCAAGGTGTGCTGCTGGCCGCATTGGCCGGCGGATCTGCCGCGTTAGCGTGGCAGGTTCAGGACTGGCGCTACGGTCGGCAGCTGGAGCAACAAGCCCGCCTGCAGGCGGAAAGCCTCAACCAACAGACTCTGGCGGCTGCAGCACAGCAACAAGCTGAGCAGGCTAAACGTCTGGCCCTGGAGCAGCGGCTTTCGGCCAGTGAACAAACCCATTATCGAGCCCTGAGCGATGCCCAACGTGATCAAGGTCGCCTGCGCGACCGCCTTGCCACTGCTGATCTGCGCTTGTCAGTCCTACTCGACACCACCGCTGCAACCAGTAGCCGCACAGTGTCAGCCGCCACCGCAACCGGTGGCATGGTTCATGGCGCCACAAGAGCCCAACTTGACCCGGCGCATGCTCAACGAATTATCGGCATCACCGATGCCGGCGATCGAGGATTGATCGCATTGGCGGCCTGTCAGGCCTATGCCAAAGAAGTCTCAACACCGAAGTGAAAAAGAGCGACCGGGGTGGATGCGTCAACATCCAACTCGGCCGCCGTCCCTGCAGATTGTCCCTGCAAGTCCAGCCAAGGCTCTTACTCCGTGCACGAAGCGCGGCGAGCCTAGCACCTGTTTATCCATACAGTAAAGGTCTTGCTCTCAATGTCTACACCCATCATCCCTTGGATGGGCGGCAAACGCCGCCTGGCCGACCGCCTCATCCCACTTTTTCCGCCCCACGAATGCTACGTCGAAGTCTTTGCCGGCGGTGCGGCGCTGTACTTCATGCGGCCCCAGGCCGCGCCGGTCGAAGTCCTCAATGACATCAACGGCGACCTGGTCACGCTGTACCGCGTCGTGCAGAACCATCTGGAAGAATTCGTGCGCCAATTCAAATGGGCGCTCAGCTCACGCCAGGTGTTTGAGTGGCAGAAGATGACCCGACCCGAAACCCTCACCGATATCCAGCGCGCCGCCCGATTTTTCTACCTGCAGCACCATGCCTTCGCCGGCAAGGTCACCGGGCAGACGTTCGGTACCGCCACCACCGGCCCGGCCATCAACCTGTTGCGGATCGAGGAAAACCTCTCGGCTGCCTGGCAGCGTTTGTCCGGCACCTACGTCGAAAACTTGCCCTGGCTTGAATGCGCCGAACGCTACGACCGTGCCCACACCTTCCAGTACATGGACCCGCCTTACTGGCAGACCGCCGGCTATGGCGTGGACTTTCCGTTCGAGAACTACGAGCGCATGGCCGACTTCATGCGCCGCTGCAAAGGCAAGGTGATGGTCAGCATCAATGATCACCCGGACATCCGGGGGGTGTTCGAGGGCTTTCACTTTGAGACGTTGGACATCCGCTACAGCACCGCTAATCAGCGGCAAGGAGTGGCAGCGGTGAGCGGTGAACTGGTGATCATGAATTGGGAACCAGCGGTGCTTGGAGGATTGTTCTAAATGCATTGAAACAGAGCGCTTCACATGACTGCATTTGCTTTCGATAAAAACCAGCTAGTCGGAACGGCAGAGAACGGCCAAAAGACCTTCGGTCTGGTGAGGCTATGTAGTGGGGAGAAAATCAATGGGTTTAAGTTCACTGATCCGTGAACAGATTAAGCATAAATAGCGATCTGAAATAAATGTTATTCCTTTATTGAGAACTACCTTTTGTCGGTTTTTTTGGATCCGATATTTTATGTGCTAGGTTTAAGTTATTCGTACCTTTTTCAAAAAAAACACCAATGCCAGGATGGTGCATTATGAAATTCACTCCAAGTGCGATGGAAGATGGGGTATTGCAAATTACTATAGTTTTGACTGCCGAAGACTTAGTGGAGACACATCAAAACTCAAGTAACTCCAGTGCCAATGACTTGTCGTGGGGTAAGACAGACTATTGTGTCAGTTGTAAAGATAACAATAGATACACGATAGAAACATACGGAGATATCGCCGCAAACATTGAAGCGGCAGCCACCTGCCTAAAACAAACTGGCGATCCTTCCTATGGATTGTCTAAAGGATCATGTTAGTTAAAGAAGGAAGTCATGAAGAGTAACCGTTCAGTAGTTGCGAAATAATCTTTCGCTACATTGAGTGCTGTGTTGGGCTAAGCAGAATTGAAGGCGTAAAAATCATGAAGGTGAACATGTCTTATAAGCATGTGCTAGGGATGGATGATAAAGCAGTTGCAGTCGATGCTGCATTCGTCGATGCGATTCATGCACTGAATGAATCGAACTGTAGATATATGGTGATAGGTGGCGCTGCACTTCTTCTTCACAACCTAGAGAGGACTCCTAGAGACTACGACATCTGGTTGGACCCGGATTCTGAGAACGTGGCAACGATCAAAAAAACTTTTGAAAGTCTTGGTGAGGACTTTTTAGGCTTTGCAGCGGATGATTTGATTAGGCAGAATTTTGCATCGCCAATTATTGAATCCATATTTACATTTTCACCCCATAATATAGATTTTCGGATACGCGCTGATGGAGCGTCATTTTCTAGTTGCTACAGAGGGAAGTCTTCAACAATCTGGGGGTGTCATGTAATTTCTTTATTCGATTTGCTTGTAATGAAGCTTGAAGCAAAAAGACCGATAGATATTCAGGATATTAAACTTATCCAGGGTAAACTAATCACGCAAAGAGGAAGTAATCATGCCGAAGCTAAGAGTGAGTGATTTGTCAACCAATGAAATTGCTATATTTGACACTGACTCAGGGGAGTTAATAGTTTTGCCAGGCTCCATGAGGGGGCAATGGGAGAAATTAGATGCAACAATCGATAATGCAAGAGTGTTAGCAGCACAAGGGGGGATGACGCTTACGAAAAAGCAATTGAAAACGCTACTGTTAGCAACAGACCGGGTAGTATTGTTAACTTGAAAAAATACTAACTGAAGACTCGCCAATGGGTTTCTGAGTTTGAGGAGAGAGTATGTCAGTTCAGAATGCTATATCAAAGATTATTGAGATATATTCAGATTCGTTTTCTTTGGCGAGAATTTTTTCAATGTTGAGTGTGGGAGGTACTACTTTTTCAGAAAAGCTAGAGGTCACCGCTCGTAGTATAAGGGTCGCCAAGTGGTGTAAAGATATTGAGAGGGAATTGGTTGAGCCATTACAACTTAAATTGCCAGAGATAAAATACTCCCCTGACATAGCTGTGTCGCTTAAAAATGTCACGGTCGAAGATTTAGAAATGTGCGCAAGTAATATAGCTAAGATGAATATAGCAAGACTACTACTGTTGAGAACGGTATCACTCCCAGAATCGATGAGTCGCAGATTTTCACCGATAGTTGAAGAAGGGCTGAAAATTTTCAGTGTTGCATCAATATTTTTTTCGCCCTTAGATGGTTATGGAGTGGCGTGCAGAGTTAATTCTAGTTCAATAGATTTTTCAAGTGATGAATGTAAAGGTTTGCGAGGATTAAAGTCGGTGTTTCTTCCGAGCCAATTTAAGCTCGGTGAGTCGGTCTTGACAAAACATCAACCACGCTTTGACTATAACTATATAAATACAATGGAATATCTCTGGCACAGATCTGCAAGGGAGTGCTCGGCTTCAGCGCTCTGTGCGTTAAATGTTTTTGAATACAATTCTATGCCCCAAGAGTTTTATTACGATTTTTTTACTCAGTGCGCAGATGAGGCGAAGCATGCAAATTTCTATTGGGAGGAATTTAAAAGGCAAATTCCAATAATTTCTGCTCTTGGTCGTGATGAGCCGGTCGTCCAGCAAGTCCTTAATTATAATAAAACAGGAACTGGTCTTCTGTTACCTAAGGAAGGAGTATTTTATGATTTATATTGGAATTGTAGTCTTTCCGAGAGGCTATGTTTAATGAATATAGATACAGAGGCTGCCGGTTTGTTTAAGTTTAAGCAGAGAATTGAATGGGCGCAGCGGAATCATTTGCATGAGTTGGCGGCGGGCATGACCATAGATCACAGGGATGAGAAGTTTCACGCAAAAATCGGGCGTAGATGGTTTAAATACTTATTTCCTAATGCGGAAATAAGGAAGTCAGAACTTGTGTTGGCGCGATCAATTCGTGGTTTTTTAGTGTTTTCTTGCAAAGCAGTTGCAGATAACTCCTCAATAATTAATACTATTAAGGAGTGGCAAGTCGAGAGGGTTACGTAGTTTTCAACTTTAGTCGATTTAGTTTGTCATGGACAGGAGTCGGTAGTCGGGCTGCCTTTTGTATGCAATCTCCTTAAAAAAGTATCTGCAAATCAAAAGGCAACCAGGTATTACGTATTACGTGTTGATAGATGTTAAGTAAAGTTAACTTGCATATGGATATCGACTTGACTGCTCCATGAATTCGGCGAAAAATGAGAATTCACTCTCCTCAGGGATCGGTTGAGGGTCTGTGTTTGCCATTTTTCGCACATAGATTTTTCCATCGTATTTTAATGGGCTTTTACCTCTAGTAATCTTTAATAAAACTACATCCTTATCGTAATATTTTATAAATACTACGTTGCGTTGAATCGCGCGCTTGGCCTCATCATTAATCGGGGTGGCCTCAATCATTTGCTGCATAGACTGCTGATACGCATCTATGTTTTGGTAGAATTTATCTGCTTCTGCTCCTACGCCAGTTACGTAGAAATCGCCGTATTTTATTGCTTCCGTAGAGTAAGTCTGGTTGTGGCGTTCAGCATCATTATTGTTGTCGGCCACACCGATAATCACATAGCTATCGCCAGTATGTGAATTTGACATTGCGGTGAGCGTCTTAATTATTTTTGGAAGCGCTTTCCTATTAAGGTCGCCTTGTGCTGTTAACGAATGGAGCCCTATTTTGAAGTCATAGCAAACATTTTCTGTTCTAGACTGATTCAAAATGTTTTGAAGGTTTTCCACCCAAGACATTGCCGTTGGGTCCATGCCTTCACGAGCGACAAAGTGTGGAGCTAAAACACCTTTGACAGAATTGATCATCTGTATACGTTCGGCTTGAATCCACTTTCGCTCATTGCTTAATCTGCCCATATTGTTGGTTGCAATTCCGCGCAGCGCCTTTGCTAAAGATTTAACATTTTGGATTTTTTTGTTTTGATTCATTAATAAGTCGAAGAATGCGAGATACAGTACTTGGTAAGCGTGCTGTATTTTTTGAGGGGTTTTCTCATACAGATAGGACGCCAGATTGTTTCCGAACTCTTGGATGACCTTGGATAACTCATCAAATACAAAGCAGAATTGCTTATATAGTATGTCTGCGCCGTGTTTGAGGATTGTATCGTCGGCGAGCATGGAGGCTTCAGAGCCTTGTGTATATACCTCGTCAAGGAAGTTAGCAGACGTTTTGGCGTTGTTCTTTAGTAATATGTGGAGAAGAATATGTGCTACGACCTCTTCATCACGGGATGCTAAAATATTCTCCGAGGTTAGGATGTGAGATCTATGCCAGAAAGTCTCTCTTACTTTTATCCCGTAGTCTAAGTCATCACTAGTTAGACTAATTCTTCTCATTGCATCAAGGTCGACGATGTCAGTATGCGAAACGTCCCCACGGATATAAATGGCACATTTTCTTACTAATTGCGGAAAGTCAGATATTGCACCTGCCTGTCTGACTTCATGAGTGGATAAGCGAACGCCGCCAGTATTGATGCGGCGAAATGTTTCATCAACATTTTCTGGGGTGGTAAAAGCTGATGTTGATATTGGAAGAGGGTAGTTTAATATGTTGGTGCATGCTTGGAAGTCGAGAGTTGGATGTTTTTGAGTTAATTTCCCCTCGATAAGAAGCTTGTTTGTTTCGGCAATTGTCGAAAGATCAAAGTAACCACCCTCTACTGGGAACTCTCCCTCTATGAACGACGTGATTGCTTCAAGCCTCTGCATGCCATCCAATATTTCAAAGCAACTACCTCTGGTCGGGTGTTCGAAAGCAACGCCTAGAAATAAAGGAACCGGAAATTGATTAATTAAGGAGTCAATAAATCTTTGTTTTTCAAGTAGGGTCCATACAAGCTTGCGCTGGTATCTTCTATTTACGATAAATTTCCGTTGACGAAAATTTGTATATACCGTCTGAATCGGTTCGCCACGAATATTCAAATTGTTTTGCATACAAATCCCTTGCTTTAGGTCATTTTTGTCAAAAGCGCAGTGGGTGAGCTTTCGTGTAGAGGGTATATCAAATGGCCACATCCGCCCACCAGTGCGCCATCAAGGAGCCGTTGATACGGAATTCGTTAGCCAATTTCTATTGTCTTGAGCCGGGTCAGTCCTTGTTTGATATGGCCGGCATTCTTACCAATCAGAGCGTCAGCTCCATCACGCAGCCTCCAGAGACAGCTGGTTGTGGTAAATCCTCTCCAGCAGGTCCGGTAGCGAATAGTCACCTGACATGGTTCGACTCCATTCGAGAAAACCCAAACATAGCAGCGATAGCCCCGTAACAGGCACCACGAAGAGGGCGCGGCGCTGAAAATTTGCTATAGGGCGGGTAGGAAGTCGTCGGATTAGGTGTGCTGGGGGCATGTATGGGCAACTGGCATCATAATGGCAAGCACATATGAGTATTCATGGCGTAAGAGCGCAGCCTGCCAAGAAAAGGTGTTGCATCAATGTCTGCAATCTTCCCGTAAGCGCCCTTCGTCCTACGCCGGTGCAGAGTGCTGAGACGGAGTCGTCATTTGCCCCGCTGCGATCGCTCTTGGCTTCTCGGTCTTAGCGACCGTTCGCAGGTGCCTCTATGGGGCGAGCGAAATTCAGTAATCCGAGCCCAAATGCTAGACCTCTGTTGCCATTTTTTAGTACATACTTCGATTTCAATAAATTATATAAAAGTTACCATGAGCCTGACGCCAAAGCAGATCAATACATTCCTAGAGCAATCCGGCTGTAACCATTTCGAATTATTGGCCTGGTTTGAACGGCACACCGGCAAAGTGCTGACTTGGGAACAACTGCAACAGGCCCCTGGTACGGTCACAATCTCGGCAAAGGGGATCTACAAACCCAAAACGCTCATTTACGCATTGTCGATCCGCCACACATTGAACAGCCCCTACAGCGATCAAGAGCCTGTCTTTCAAGAGGACGGTAGCTGGTGTTACCAATATGCCCAAGAGGAGGACAAGTCGGGTGACTCCGCTGCTCTGTTTACCAATCTAGGTTTGGAACGGTGCAAGGACGACGGTGTGCCGGTGGCAGTACTGAAGCAGCTATCCAAGAAGCCAGAAAAGACGCGGTATCGGGTGCTAGGTTTAGCCAAAGTCGTTTCATGGGAGAACGGTGTCTTTACCCTTCAGAGCACGACGCTATCAGACCTCACTATCAAGCCTGGTTTGGCCGTTGAAGAACCGATGTCTTCCTACACACCAAATGGTGTAGAAGATAATCGCAGACGCACCCTACTCGAAATCACCATGCGCCAAGGGCAACCTGCTTTTCGCAGCGGCTTGCTCACCGCCTACGAGGGCCAATGCGCCTTAACCGGCTGCGCGGTAGTGGAGGTGCTGGAAGCTGCACACATTACTCCGTACTTAGGACCAGAAACTAATCACATTAGCAACGGGCTATTATTACGTAGTGATCTTCACACATTGTGGGACAGAGGCCTGATTTACCTAAACGACGACTTCACCCTGCAACTTAGTCCTAGACTGGCAGCATCCGAATATGTCCCGCTAGTGGGCAAGCAAATTAGGAAAGCAACGCATCAAGCGCTGTGGCCCTCCCTGGCGGCGATTAGGGCACATCGAGGCTGGTGTACTCGTGGTGACTGAGGCGGCCCGGCTGCTGTCGCTTCTAATAAAGTAGATTTGGTCGAGTCCTAGGTGATCGCCTCATTTTCTCGAACAACCATCAGCTGTTTGTATTGTTGTTGGCATTCGTTTCCGGGATTTTGGCGAATAGCATATGGCTGGAAATGGCCGTCACCTGACGATCATTATTGGCGGACCTCATCTGCTCGAGTGGCAGTTTTAATGTGTCGAGCGCCTGGCGTTCGTACGGAATAGAATGAATGTCTACAAAGTGCTCACTCCGTTCGCTGAGATGGCGTCCCGCCGTTTCTCAGCTTAATCGTTAGGTGCCAACATGAGAATCATTGTTGCTTGTCCAGTCTGTCTAGACACACAGGCAGTTTCCGGGGCTCAACCCGCATTCAATCCACTGTCTGGCGAGCTAGATGACTGTGGCTATATTCATGTCAACTGCGACCAAGGCCATTACGGCATCGTCATATACGATGCGCGGCGATACGAAGTTCTCATTCAATCTGCCGCCAAAGCCTACGTTGACGGTCATACGAACGAGGTTGTGGCTGTCATGTCCGCGGCTCTCGAGCGGGCATATGAGTTCTATATTCGTGTGTCATGCCGAGCAAAGGGGATCTCAAGAAATGCTCTTGAACATGCTTGGAAAGGTGTGTCTGCGCAGTCAGAACGCCAGTTTGGCGCATTCCAATTCCTGTATTTGATTGATCATGGTCAACCGTTCACATTGGATAAGTCAATTCCGGAGACAAGAAACAGCATTATTCATAAGGGGTGTATCGCCAGAGCGCGCGACGCAGTTAGCTTCGCCGAAAAAGTTTTTAAGCTCATCCGTGGAATCGAGGACTCCATTCAATCAAGGTTCGTTAAGCAAGCTGCTGACGAGTCAGCCCATGAAGTGGAGACTCAGAAGTCTCTCGTTCCAAAGGGGGTAGTTTCAATTACACTCAAAACGCATACGGTTAGGGTGGATAGCTCCAAGAATGAGGTTATTGGAGTCGCTGATTGTTTCTTGGACATAGCAGGTGCAGTTGTGCAAAGCCGTTCACGCGGTTTTCCTACGTAGTTGGCAACTAACAATTCATTCAAGCCGACACCGCTTTGCGGTGCGGCTTAATTTTGCGCTTTAGCCAATGATTTCTTCTGGCCGATTCTGTTGAAAAAGTCGGCTTCGGTTTCCACGGTAGAAAAGTACGCGTCTGAGATTGAAATCCTTACTTTGGGCAGAGGCTTCCGAGCTCATATTTCACGTAGAAGTGTGAAAAAAGTCTTTTTCACCGGTCAATATTCGATCAGCTTGAACGAACCGACTTTTCCACAGAATCGGCCAATAGCCGCCTGTGAGGTGAACAGAACTGGTACCCAGAATTTACCCCGATATAACTTAACCGATATCCAATTTCTTCAATCGCGCCAGACCCTGTTTGATATGGCCGGCGTTTTCACCCATGGTCCACAGTGCTCCACGGATATTTCCGCCCACTTCCTGCGCCCCTTGCTCCTCAACCAGCAGGGTCAACTCCATAATGGCCGCCTGCAGAGCCTGCTGGTTTTCGTACAGCCTTTCCAGTACATCTGACAGTGAGTATTCGCTTGGCATGGTTTCGACTCCTTTCGAGAAAAAGTACAAGCATAGTACCGGCAGTGCTCCTGTCAGGCAGCTATTACGGCTTGCTTAGAAATTGCTACAAAGCGAAGAGGTTGCAGAGGATTAGTCAGTCTGGCTGGGGCGTTGGGGGAGGGCTAGACCCAATCCATCATCGGTGCGACGGAAAAGCGGCGGGAGAGCGGAGCGGGTGTGGCGGTGATTAGGGGCATTGGCGTTTCTGGAATGGGTGAGGCTGGGAGGTGGGGGGAGTTTATCAGGATTGGGCTTGCGGGGTTCAGGTGAGTCTAGCGGAGGTAGTTGAGAGAGTGAGCACAGGAACGGGAGGGCTTGAGCGACTTGGCACGAGTAAATAAATATGTCCCCAGTACAAACGTTATGTTGCACTGTATGACCATTGGTCAATAACCTTGGATTTGTTTGTAGTCGGCACAGGCGCCAAAGCGAAAGGACTTGCA